GCCCCCCTTGCCCTGGTTTCTGTGTAACTTAACAAATAGATTGCATCTTAATGGTTTGTAAAGGGACTAGGTAGGACTAAGCGGGAAGTATTGGGATATAAGGGGTTCAGGCTTTTCACGAACATGATACTAATTTTTTACCCTTGGCAGATGCTTGACATATCAGTGTAGTATGCTCGGCTAGGCGGATTCTCAATAAAAAGAGATAGTTCTCAATAGAGATTTTGGTGGCGTGACAAAATTTTGTCAGTTTTGTGAGATTTGACGTTTGGCTTCCCAGAGACGATCGCGGATACTAAAATCTCTTTCAGCATCTTCTTTTGTGTAAGTGGATAATTGAAGGTTTTTAAGCCCTGAATTTATCTCTTGTAACTCGATTTTAATGTTTTTTTGTCCGATCTCTAGGTTTTCGAGTTTATTTTTGGCTTCTCCAAAACTTAAAACAATTCCTGCGATTGTGATTGATGCAAGGATTACGGCTGTTATTGCTTGAATTTTGTCCCATTTGGTGTTATTTTGCCCCATTTGCTTCTTTCCCTTTCTTTCCCAGATGCTTTTACTATCTCAAATGTGGACGGCTTTTTTCAGTGGCAAAATTTTGCTTGGATTAAGGAGAGGAGTGATTTTTTTGGGCAAAAATACTCCTGACTTTTAGGTTTTAGGGTTAAGTATTATAAATCTGATGTTTGCGAGGTTTGATTTGTGACTCATATAATTAAGGCAATTACTGATACTTATCTGAAAAAGCAGCCGATTGATTCGTCGCAACTCGGCCACAACGAAAAAACAGAAGTTCCTGCGGGCAAAGACTACAAAGTTCTTGAGTATTCAGAAGAAATTGACGGACATTGCCTAGTGGAGTTAGACTACGGTGCTGGAACTTGGTATCTTTGGCCAGATCATTGGCATTTATCTTGGCAAAAATTTAGCAAAGGGATTGTTGTAACTCGTCAGCAGGCTGAGTCTGTCTATGGACGTAAAATGAGTGATCGACAATTCAATGACTTAAACTCTTGTTTACAGCAATTTGAAATTAATACAGTGCCACGAATTAGACATTTTCTCAGCCAAACAGCCCATGAATCAGGAGGCTTAAAATGGATGAAAGAACTTGCCAGTGGTAAGGATTACGAAGGTCGCCGAGATTTGGGAAATATCTTTCCTGGTGATGGTCGTAAATATAAAGGGGCTGGTGTTATTCAGCTAACCGGACGGCATAATTATCAGAAATTTGCTGACTTTATCGGCGATAAAAAGGTGATGCAGGGACATAGCTATGTTGCTCAGGTTTATCCCTTTACCAGTGCCGGATTTTGGTGGAAGAATAATAACATGAATCCAATATGCGATCGGGGTGGAACTGTTAAAGAGGTAACAAAAAAGGTTAATGGTGGTTATAACGGACTATCGGATCGTCAACGTTATTACGAAAAGGCTTGTCAAGTTATCAAATAATTATCTTAGAAATAGGTCAAAAGAATTCAAGATGGAATTACTGAAATGGCTAAAAATTTATTTTTTACGCAGGTTTTTTGGGGGGTAGTTTTTACCTTATTTTTGGCTGTTTCCCCTAAGTTGCAGGAGTTAGAGGCTAAACGGTTTACGGTCAAGGATTGGCTAGAGTTGGCTTCGGCTCTGGCTTCGTCGGGATTGGTTTTGATGAACTACCATTCTGACTGTAAAGGGGTCTATACTCCTAGTTTTTTGCCAGGACGGAATGAGGGTGAGGAGTAATTTTATTGAGTCTAATTCTCAATAAGCTTTATTTTTTTGGGGATTGAGGGCTTGGGATGATAAATTGTCCCAAGCTTTTTCGTAGCAAGGGTTTTGCCCATATCAAGAAAAATTGATATGAGTATCATGTTACAGGTTTTGTAACATGATACTGGCTTTCGGAACTTGATACTAAATTTTTGGCTGAAATGCGGAAACCCTTGTATATCAAGGGTTTCCAAACATGATACTAAATTTTTGGCTGTTTGCTCAACTTCCAAAACCTTTACTGTATAAGGGTTTTGGAAGTTGATACTGATTTTGGTGCGATGTAATTTAACTCTATCTTACGATAGAGACAGCTTTATTTTTTTTGTTTATGAATCCAGGTCTAGAGTGTGGTCGTCAAAGTCTTGCGGCTGATTTAAAGCGTCAGTTTGCTCTAATTTCCGAGTGTGAAATAGAAAGAAAAGCCGATCTTTATTTTGAGCTAATCGAAAGGAGAGGGGAATCGGTCAGGGTGCTAGTGGTTGATTGTTTTGATTTTGCGATCGCTTCTAAACTTTGGGAGCAAAGGGCTTATCTGGTCAGCGCTGCCCGTCAAATTGGCTTAAGCCGATTTTGCTTGATTAAGTGCGGTGGAACGCGGTTCGGATTGGCGATGATGGGACGTGAGGATTATTCCCCACCAGCAAGAAATTAAAGCTTTAGTGAGTCCTGCTCATCAATTTTGTTAAAATACTAATACAAAGGAAAGGACATTATGTTTGAAACTCCCACAGTAAACCTTCGCGGCGAAATCATTAAAACTACCACCCACACCGCCCAATATTTCAGCGAACAGTTAATAGTTAATACTAAACAGTTAAAGACGAATATTGCCGAAGAAATTACTCTCGACATAGTATCTATACCTGATGGTACTTTTACGATGGGTTCTCCTAAAAATGAAAAAGATAGCCGTAATAATGAACGTCCCCAACATAATGTAAAGGTTCCTCCTTTCTTCATGGGGAAATATCCCATTACTCAAGCGCAGTGGAGAGCGATCGCCTCCCGTACCGATTTAAAAGTAAAAATAGACTTAGAAGAAGATCCATCTTATTTTAAAAAACCCTATCAAGATCAAGACAGAGAAATAGATAGATGGCTTAGACCCGTTGAAAGAGTCAATTGGTATGAAGCTGTAGAGTTTTGCCAGCGACTGGCAAAACTAACGGGGAGAGATTATAGACTGCCTTCGGAGGCACAATGGGAATACGCTTGTCGTGCTATGACAGAACCCCTAGACCTCGCAAAAGGTGAATCTTACCCACCCTTTTACTTTGGAGAAACCCTCACTGATAAGTTAGCCAACTATAATGCTACTAAAACTTATGCAGATGAACCCAAAGGAGAATATCGAGAAGAAACGACTCCCGTTGATCAATTTCCCCCGAATGCTTTCGGATTATACGATCTGCACGGAAATGTCTGGGAATGGTGTATGGATGACTGGCATGACAATTATGAAAATGCGCCTAGTGACGGTAGTGCTTGGCTTGATAATAATCAAGAGGAAAATCTTGATGCTGAAAATAGCTTAGAATCTACTGAAAAAGACGGAAATAATCCATATTCTGTCCTGCGGGGCGGTTCCTGGGGCAGCAATCCAATTTGCTGCCGTTCCGCTTTCCGTCTCAACGACTTCCGCCGCGACCGCCGCTACTACAGTTACGGTTTTCGGGTAGTCTGCGTATTCGGGAGAACTCTCTAACCCTTTTTTCTTTTTCCCCTTTTACCCTTTACTCGGACGTGAGGATTATCCCCCTTACCTCATATCCAAAAAAGGGGAAGCCGATTTGTTTTGAAGCACTTTTAAGAGTAAGTTTTGGGGAAATGATGGGTTAAAGCAGGTTGTAGGGTCAAAGCAGGTTAGCCGATTGAAGCCATTCTGCTTCGTCAAAGGCTTCTCCATTGGGATCTACTAATTCTCTAATAATCCGAATATCTGTATCAGTGGGGCTGATCTGTCTTTCTTTGATTTTTTCGAGGCGATCGAGGGTAAAGGGGGTTGGAAGCGTGTTTTTCATCGCTTCTAGTTTTCTCCAAATTTCCCCCTCGCTAAGTTTGTTGATCAGTATCGCGCAGTCGATCATGTCGCGAAGGTTCATAGGGGTAATCTCGTAGTTCTCCGAGGCAATGTCGATAAAGTCGTGGTGATCGAGGGGTCTGCCCGTGGCGCTCTTGACGATTCGGAGGGCGGCGATTGCCGCTAGAGAGTTGTACTGGGGAAAGCCGACATTATTCTCTATATTGCCGATTGTCTTCTTGGCGATTTGCTCCCCGGTTTTGTGGTACACGGCCAACGCTAGACGGTCCATTGACCAGCCGAGGTCTAGTCTGGCTTGTCGGATTAGGAAGCCCAGTCTTCCTAATCCTTTTTTTGTCCATAATTCCGCTTGTCGTACTGGGATAAGTGATGTAGTCGCCATAGAAATTCCCCGTTTATCTTGATCAGTATTCTAGGGGCTTTTTTATGGTTTGCACTATTTTGTAAAAAAATATTAAGAGATTGTGGAACACTTTACACAAGCTGTGCTATAGTTTTTGGAAAGTGATTCGAGAGGATTATGCGCCGATACCATCCACCACACCAAACCGATCAAAGACGAAATTTCAGTCTTGGGGGGGAGAGTGTGTTACCCGATTGTCCTCTTGCGGAGTTAGGGGTGCGGCAGAAATCGCACACGAGGCTACACCCGGAGGTTTTGGATCAAGTCCGACGAATCGCGATCGAGGAAAGAATGCCGGCTTCGGATGCGGCTGATTATTTGCTTTTGATTGGGATAGCGATTAGGGAGCGATCGACTGCTCTTTACAATTTAGCGGAATTATCGCAATCGCACCTAGCACGGACTCGAAGATTTTTGGCGGGGGGGAGCGATGAGTAATTGGTACACTTTGCAAGAATTGATTAAGTTTGATCTGATTGGATTGCCTAGTACCGTTGCGGGGCTTAGAAAAAAGGCTCAGAAAGAGGATTGGGAGTGCCGCGCGAGAGAAGGTCGTGGGGGTGGCTGGGAGTATAGTGTGGAATCGCTTCCACGAGATTCTCAAGCGGCTTTGGTTGCTAAGTTACAGCCGGCGATTGAGGAGCAGCCGATCACGGTAGGTCATGGAATCGATCAGAGAAAGGCTTGGGCTAATTTGCAGATACTAGATGCTTTTGGTCGGTTTGAAGCCGACTATGGTTGTAACGCTTTGAGAGAGGAATTGGAGCTAAATTTTTGCAAGCTATATAACCAGCGAGAATTGACTACTGTTTCTTCTGAGTGCTGGGCGATTGTTCCGCAAATTTCTCGATCTACGCTCTGCAAGCGGCGGAGGGAGTATCAATTGCAGGGGCTTGATGCTTTGGGACGGAATAGCCGACGCATTGGAGCGATCGAGTCTTATCCTGGGTTACAGGAGGCGATCGAGGTTTGTATTGCGGCGGGGCGAGGGCGGTGGTCGCCGAGGCAAGTGAAGCTGGCTTTAGAAAAATCTTTTGAGGATTTACCTTTTATACCTTCAGAGCATCAATTGCGGCGGTGGCTAAATAAATTTGAGGTAGAGCAGAAGCCAAAATTGATTCAGTATCGTTCGGAGAAAGAAAGTAAGAATAAGCTGATGCCAGCTTTTGGCACTTATTCGGCGCATTTGACGGTTCCTAATGAAATTTGGGAGCTAGACGATACTAAGCAGGATCTTATTCTGGAATTTGAGGAGGATGGGGAAGCCAAGGAAAAAAGATTTGCTTTGGTGGGGGCGATCGATGTTTACACACGCCGGCGAAAGTTCCAAATTTACGAGACGGCTAATAGTGAGGCTGTGCTTCTTCTTTTGCGGCGGTGCTTGCTGGATTGGGGTAAGCCGATTGCGGTGAAGACCGATAATGGTAAAAATTATGTCTCTGGCCGGACGGAATTATTTTTGCGGGCTTTGCAGATTGGGGTTGAGCGGTGTGATCCCTATAGCCCTCAGCAGAAACCCCATATTGAGCGACTGTTTCGGACTTTGCAGCATGGTGAATTTGAGATGCTGCCGGGCTACTGTGGACATAGTGTAGCCGAGCGGCAGGATATTCGGGATGAGAAGGATCCTTATCGTTTGCGGATGTCGCCGGAGGCTTTTCAGGCTTGGATTGATAAGTGGTGTGAAAAAGCCCATTTATCGGCCAGCGAGGGTTTGGACGGGATGTCTCCGATTGAGGTTTTGGCTTCATCGATCAGGAAGGGCTGGCATCCTCGATCGATAGCCGATGAGCGGGCGCTTGATTTCTTGATTTTGCCAGTAGCAACTCGGAAAGTACAGAAATCAGGGATACAGGTAAATAATCGCTACTATGTGGCGGGTGAACTAGGAAAGTTGGTCGGACAGGAGGTTCACGTCCGGTGGCATCCCGAAAATCCCAATGATATTTATGTTTACAGTAATGATTCTCTGGATAAGTTTGTTTGTGTTGCTCGGTGGCTGAATCCGATGAGTGCGGAGCAACAGAAGCAGGTGGCGGCGGCTGGGAAGGCGACCTATAAACAGGCGCAAGCCGACGTGAAGGAAAAGCAGAAGCAGGCCAAGGCCTTGAAGCGGGTGATCGAGAATGACCCGGTGGGATTGGTGAAGGTGAGTAAGGAGGGGAATGTGAATCTTAATATTCCCCGGGAGGCTCCTAAGAAGATTTTTGATCCGATGGCTGCAATTCCTGCTCCACAAATGGATGCAGCCGATCAAGAAGAAATGCTCCTCCGTCAGGAGCGATTGCAGGCTCGTTTGAGTCAGCAGGCTGACATGACGGAGGAGCAGCAGTTCCAGGTGAAGATAGACCGTGCGCGTGCTTTGTACGAGCGGTGTGGCGATTTATCTGAGGAGGAACGACAGTTCTTGGCGCGATTTGAGCGTATATCGCCTAATCTTGCCAAGAATTTTAAGGCTAGGGCGCAGGCTGTAGCTAGGTAAAAAAATCCTCGCATTAAGCGAGGAGAACAAATAAGGATGATTCCATTATGAAAGATCTCGTTGTCAAAACTACGGCTTTTAAATTTATCGAGGGGGGTATTGGGTGGCTCGTTGATGAGCCGAAGGAAAAGCTTGGGCTATTTTGGGGGGAGCCGGGATACGGCAAAACCACGGCTATTAAGCTGATTTGTTCGCAATTTAACGGAATTTATCTGGAAGCGATTCAAGGTTGGTCTCCTTATCACTTTATCAATCATTTACTGAAGATTTCAAGCGGGGAGAAAAGCCGTAGTTTCGCGGGTGCTTTGGAGGGTGCGATTGATTATCTGCAAACTTCTTGCCGACCGGTTTTCATTGACGAGTGTGAGCGACTGCTGGGTCGGATTGATTTGGTGGAGGCGGTTCGCGTTCTTCACGATCAGGGGAATGTGCCGGTGGTGTTGATCGGTATGACTGGCTCCTATCAACGGATTCTTCAGTATCCTTTATTTTTTGATCGCTTCCGGTATTTAGGGGAAGTTCCTCGTGCCACTCTCGCTGATATTGAGGAGATTAGCCGATTGTGCGAGGTGGAATTTGATTCTGATATCTTGAATGCGATTTTTGAAGATCCGCGAATTGCTTGCAATTGCCGCCGGGTCGCGTGGGCTTTAGGGCGGATTGAGAAGTGGGCTTTTGCCAATGATCTGGGCGAGGTGAATTTGCAGAAGTGGGGTAATAAATCTTTTCTGCCAGAATTTCCGACGGGAAATAGTGCCAAAATTTTGCCACTGGTACGGGGGGTATAAATGCTTATCAAACTTTTGGAAAAATGGCAGACTTTAGAGCCTCATGTTTGTCGGTATGGATCGGGGGTTTTTCGGGATAGCTTTTTTATCTGGGTTTCGTGGGGAGATTGGATATCGATTTCTTCTACGAATCCTGATCCTTTTTCCTTTGATCGCACTTCGGTAGCGAAACTACAGATATTTCTGCAATCTAAGCTCGATCTTTTTGAGTGGAACTGGTCAATGGGAAAGCTCCCTAATTCTTATATGGCTGTTGTTGATGTTCCCCGTCAGAAGGTAGTTTCCTCTCGGCAGCCGAGCTTAATCGTGGCTCTTTTAGACGCTTATTTGCAGGCTTTGGACTTAGGGAAAACTCCTCTGCTCAAAAAGAAGGAGGTGAGCAATGGGGCTTAGTAATTTGCCTTTTTCCCCTTTTGTTTTGCCTGATATTGAGTATCCCTGGCTGGTTACGGCTTGCTGGGATGGCCAAAATCGCCGGGTGCGACATTGGTGCCGGACAAAGCAGGAGGCTTTTGCTTGGTGTGGTTGGGGCTTAAGTCGTGAGCCAGAGACGATGCCGGAGGTTGTTTCCAGTAAGCAATGGTTTGGAGGTCAAGATGACTAAGATGACTGAATTGTTAGGGCAGTGGGCGAAGTTAGAGCCGACTGTTTGTAAGACTACTTTTATGCCTGGTACTTTTGAAATTGTTTCTCCTCTTGATTGGCAATTTCTTGATGTACGCAATTCTTTTAATGTGGGGCGAAACACTGAGTTTGAGCGGCAATACTTGCTTAATGCTGTGCTTGAGTGCCAATGCTTTTTAAAGGATTGGTTTGTAGTACAGTCGCAAGTTAATATGACGACCTGTTGGACTTGTGCGATCGAGTGTCGAAAAACTCGCCAAAAGGCGATCTTTTCTGCTCCTACGCGATTTGAGGCTTTTTTGCGGGCTTATTTGGCGATGCTTTCGTGGGTAGGAGGTAAAAATGCGAGTGCCTGTGCCTAATCATACGATTTGCCATATATTGCTTCCTGATTTTCCCGCAGGCCGCACTATAAGAGTTCTTCCAGGAGAAAAATAGTTGAAATAACCCTGATTTGTAAATCAGGGTTACACATCAAGGGAGTAAGTATGAACGAAAAAGTTGATTTTTTGAAGGCATGGGATAATTTAACCTGTCAGGAAAAAGTGGTTTTTAGCTGTTTGATGGAAGGATTAAGCGATCAGCAAATAGCAGTTCAGCTTTTTTTGTCGGCACGAACGATTACTACTCATGTGTATCATATCTTAAAAAAGTTTGGCGCTAAAAGCCGAGTGGAACTACTGGTTTTTTATTATCGTGATTCTGGTTTTTTGGTTGTAAAAAATCAGAATCAGATCACGCTTCGTCGACGCGATTTATCTACAAAGGAGGGATAAAAAGATGGGTTTCACGAAACCGCCTGGTCAGCTTTACGATAAGCTGCTGTTTATCAATAATTGTCAGGGCTATCCGTGGTCTTGGCCTGATAATATTCCGTGCCAAGAGGCTGCGCTTGAAGGCAAGCCGATCGGGTTGATGCTTCGGACATCGAAGTATAAAGAAGATGTTAGCGAAAAATTGCTTTTCTTGCTAAAAGATGAGGATTTTACCTACTGTATTCGGTGCGGGCTGGAAACGAATTTTAGTCGGGGGTTGTTGCTGGGACTTCAGACTTGTTTAGCCACGCAAGCCAATTGCTCGATAATTGTTGCTCCGAAGCTTTCTGAGCGCGATCAAAAGGTGATTTTTTGCAATCTTTGGGCTGACAATCATCGAGTAAAGGTCGAGTGGAATAAAGAAATTTCTCTTCATTCTTTGGCTAGAAGCTTGGCAGAAAAGTATTTCCCGAATATTCCTTTTGAAAAAAGGGATGAGGCGGATACTTCTAGTTCTGTCCATGAGGACAGTGCCAAAGTAGAAGCCGACAGTGGGTCTGGTGAAGTTGATTATCAATCTTTGCTTAATCAGAATAATGCCGATTTAAACTTTTTAGGGATTGATACCGAAAAAGCGCGGCAGCTGTTAGTCAGCCGCTACGGTAAGAAATCTCGGTCATTATTGACTGATGAGGAACTCATTGATTTTGTTCTTTATTGCAATAAGTTGAAGTCTCCGACGAGGACTCTGGTGGATGATGATTGTCCCTTCTAAGTTATTGGTTATTGGTTATCAGTGCAAAGAACAAATAAGGATGGATGGATTTATGAATGATCAAATTAAGGCTTATGAGGCTGAAATTGAAAGGCTGAAAAAAGAAAATTTTGAGCTACGAAAAGGGTTGTTTATTTGATAGATCGCCCAGTGGATATTACCAGGAACTACATTAGTCAGTTAAAAAATGAAAATGAGAAGCTAACCATGCAGTTAAAGGTTTTGAAAGAGGGTTCTTGTAGAACTTCTCGGGCTTCTTTCTCGAGAGATGTTTAGTTGATTGTTTTAAGCCCCTAAGTAGGGGCTTTAGGAGACATTATTAGGAGGTATTATGCGCTATAGCGAAACTGAATTACTGGAGTTTCTTGGTACGGATAAGATTGTCGAAAAAAATGGCATTATCAAGGGATTGTTTTATGTGGAGGCGATTAAGTGTGAGGAGGGCTGGGATATTGTCGAGCCGAAAGAGCTTGATCCGAGTTTAATCTTGCCTCATCCCTACAATTCGCTGATTTATCCTCGCACAGATATTAGTATTTTACAGGAGCAAATCAGGGAATCGGGCTGGATTAAGCCGGTGGTGATCAATCGGAAGCGGCAGGCGGTGAGCGGTAATAGCCGATTAGCTTGCGCTCGAAATTTAGGACTTAAATCTATTCCGATCGAGGTGGTGTCTTTTGCTGATCAGGAGGCGGAGTTAACGCGATTGATTCTGGAAAATGCAGGAAGGATCAAAACAACCGAGGAGCGGGTAAGGGAAGCGGAGGTGCTTGCTTCTGCTCAGTCTTGGTTAAAATCGCAGCAGGTGGCTCGCCAGCGGAAAATTCTTGAGGAGGTGCGATTTTTTCTGGAAAGCCGAAAAGATGAGAGGGTTTCTCAGCTGACGGGACGATTAGACGATGATTGGAAGCTTTGCCAAAAGTGGGGGATTAATGAATTGTCCCTAAAGCCATCTCAATGCGTGCGTCAGGATGACCTTTTGGCGGAGGTGACGGGGATGGGTAGCCGAGAGAATTTAAGGAAGGCAACTAAGGTGGTTCAGGCGATTGATTTATTTGTGGAGCTAGGGCGGCGATATGAGGCGGAATTGTTGCGCCAGACGCTGAATAATAGTGTGCATTCGGCAATTTTCAAGCTTCGGGAATTGGAAGGCTTGGAGGAAGCTCACTATCTCTATTTGGGAGAGAAAATTCAGGGGTCCAAGGGGGTTTTGTTGCCTGGGGATATGTGTTCTCCTGGTACGATTAAGCTGAAAGATCAGGATTCTCAAGCGATTGTTTCGGATAAAACGGGTGAGTCTTTTTTCGTGAAGTGGACTGAGCTTGAGTTGGTGGGATTGGGTAAAAATAAGCCTCCTAAGCAGCCGAAGCCGAGTCTTGCGCCGGCTGTGCCAGTGCCTGCGGCAATAAAGACTCCGAACATTACGAAGGAGCCTGTACTTACGTCTGCTTTTTCTGTGGGAGAAAAGGTTTGGCTTCATTATCGCGAAAAGGGAGCGGTTATTGAGCGCGTGCAGTGGTCGGAACTACACAGGCAATGGTTGTATCATTTTCGCTATTTAGATTCGGATAAGGTGGATTCCTTGCTGGAAGATCACATTGAGCCGTGGACTGATGGGGAGCCATCCGATTTTGATATAGGGAATTGGGTCACGGGGCATAGCTCGATCGGTGTGGTGATTGATCTTGAACCGATTAAGATTCAATGGATGGGGATGGGGAGTGATCCGGCTCCCCGGGGAGATATTCAGGAGGGGGTAGAGGAGCTTAAGTTTTTTGATTTTGATCCTTTTGATCCGCCTAAGCAGGTTTTGGTGGGATTTAAGGTGGGGGATGTGGTTTCGGCAAAAGCTGATAAGGCTTGTTTGAAGCGCGGTACTTTAGTGGACCGGGACGACTATGGTGACTGGCGAATTGACTGGGGAACTACCCAAGGGCAGTCTTGGAAAGATCATCAAATCCATCTAGCTGTTAATTGTGGCTTTGCGGTGAGGGATGTGGTTAGTTTTCAGTGGGACGGGGATTTGTTTGGAGGCTCGATTGTTTCTGTTTTTCGGTGCGTAGCCGATGTCTTGATTGGAGATAGAAGAGCGCGAGTGCCTTTTGAGTGGCTGAAAAAGTTGCCAAAATTTTGCCATCAGGATGCGATCGAATACATCGAAAAGTATGTTAGCGACAAAAGCCATCCTTCTGGGATTTTGAATCTTGTGGTGGGATTTGCTCCCCACGGAGATAAAGAGGCTCTTAAGCACGTTCGGAATGTTTTTGAAAATTTGGGTTTGCCTTATTGCGGGGTAGATAGTCCCTACTTTGGGGATATGATCGCGGCTTTTAAGGCAGTGCTTTCTCAGCACGAAAAGCCGATTGATTTGTTTGCGATTAAGGACGAACAGGAGCTTATCTCTACTCTTAAGGGCTTATCTCCGAAGGTGCTTGAGCTTTCGGTTGTCAATCTTTGGAGATTGGCAATGGGTCAGCATTAGGGGCAATTTTTTCGGGGTTCTTTAGGGGAAACCCCGATCATAGTTTTTGAAAATCATACTTGGAGAAAAATCATGAACGAGACTAACGAGACTAAGATTAGCGATGCGTTGCGGACAAAAGCCGAGATGTGGCTGCGGACGGAGGGAGTGAAGATTCTGGCACAAAAGAAAGAGGTGAAAGTAAAAACGACGATTAAGAAGAATTTTGGTGATTGTGAGGCTCAGGAGCTTCAGGTGGGTGATCGAATCAAATTCGGGCGATACTTAAATAGTAAAACGTGGGTGGTAACTGAGGTCAAAAAAGAGATTTATAAAACCATTTCTCCTTCTGTGGATTATTTGATCTTATTTTGCCGAGACCCTCGCAGAAAGACGATTTGTCAGTTTTCTATACCAGCCGAAAGACGGATTATCAGGGAAATTACGTTATAATTTTTTTAGACTGATTTTGCGGAAACCGCGCAGCGAAAGCCCTGCGCGGTTTTTTTGTGGCTTAAGCCGATTGCGGTTAATCTATTTTTTATTTTTTTATATTTGCAACAAAAAGAGGAAAAGTCCAGAAAAAAATTCCCCCTGATTTTTTGAAGGTTAGGGACTGATAATCAGGGAAAAGTGATAAGTATATGATTATGGTATCAGTAGATGTTTGGGCAGGCGCAACAAAGGAGGATTTTCCTTCTACTATTCAAGAGGTAATTAATTTAATTGGATTGATTCCAGTAGTGGCTTTGTACCGACATTTCGGGCAAAGTCCTGATAAGCGAAAAGGGGTGATTCGCAGAATCTATATTCCAAAAAAAGTGAAGATCGATCATTTTTTGGTGGAACTGATTGGAATAGAAAGTCTAACTATTCTAAGCTTTCATTGGGGTGGGCTGTGGATTGATTTGCCATGCTGTAAGAGCTTATTTAAGCGAGTGAGAGATGAGCAAATTCGCAAGGATTACGATGCTTTAAAAGAAATTTGCGAAAACAAGACGAAGGCTCTTTTTTCGGTGGCGCAGAAATTTAAACTATCTGCCGAAACAATTAAGAAGATTTGCCGCGATCAATAAATTTGCTGGTGGCAAAATTTTGACACTGATTTTTTGTCCCGATTTCTTTGAAGGTGGGAATAGAGTTAAGGGTAATAATGCCAAAAATATCTAAGATTGATGCTCTGCCTTTGGATGTTAGGATGGAACTCGATCGCTTGCTGATTCAGCGGGCTTTTAGCGATTATCGCGGCTTAGAGGCGTGGCTGGCAGAAAAGGGATTTGAGATCGGTAAATCTTCTATTCATCGCTATGGCAAAGAATTTAAGGAGCAGATAGAGGCAATTCGACTGGCAACGGAGCAAGCGAAGGCAATCTCTGAGGTCTGTGATGATGATGCGAATAACTTAGGGGATGCGTTGGGCCGATTAGCCCAACAAAAGGCCTTTGATCTGATTTGTCAATTTGATCCCAGTGGTTCGGAGCCTTTGGCTTTTGATCGATTGGTTAACGCGATCGCGAACTTAAATAAGTCGGCGAACGCGACCAAAAAACACTCGCAAGCAATTCGATCACAACTACGGCGAGTGGGGGATGAGGTGGCGGCTGAAGTCCGGTCGGCGGGGCTTTCGGAGTTTGCAGCCCAGCAGATTCGTGAGAAGATTCTGGGGGTGGGAGAGTGAGAAGTGTAAGTGCTTTGGAGGAGCGGTTTTTGCGGCTTTGGCAACGGAGATGGGATATTCCTTTGGAGAGGGAATATCAAGGAATTCCAAATAGAAGATTTCGATTTGATTTTTGTCACCCGCCAAGCCGAGTTGCGATCGAGATACAGGGGGGGATTTGGGTGGGAGGCCGCCATAGTGGCGGGGTGGGACAGATTAAGGATTTTGAGAAGCTGAATTTGGCTATACTGGGAGGGTGGTCTGTTTTTCAGCTTTCTGACGAAATGATTTCGGATTTTTGGATTGACTTGGTTGCGGCCAAAATTCGACGGGGAGGGAGCCTATGAATAGTATTCTTCTGCCCTATCAGGAAAGATGGATGAAGGATAAGGCTTCTGTAAAGATTTGTGAGAAGTCGCGCCGGGTGGGACTCACTTGGGCGGAGGCTGCGGACGCGGCGGTGACGGCTGGCAGCCAAAAGGGACTGGATGTTTATTACATTGGGTATTCGGAGGATATTGCAAGGGAGTTTGTCCGGGATGTGATCGAGTGGTCTGGTCATTTTCAGTTAGTAGCCGATACGATGCAGGAGGTTTACCTTGAGAATATTCGGGCTTTTCAGGTTAGTTATGCCAGTGGTTTTCGGGTGGTGGCATTGAGTAGCCGACCGACTAATTTGAGGGGGAGACAAGGGCGGGTAATTATTGATGAGGCGGCTTTTCACCCTGATCTACCGGGGTTGATTAAGGCGGCGATGGCTTTTTTGATGTGGGGTGGGCAGGTCCGGATTATCAGTACTCATAATGGGGTGGAGAATTATTTTTATGAGTTGGTGGAGGATTGCCGGCAGGGGAAAAAGCCATATTCTTTGCATCGGATTACTCTTGATGAGGCTTTAGCCGATGGGCTGTATAAACGGATTTGCTTGAAAACCAAGCAGAAATACTCAAAGAAAAATGAGGAGGCTTGGCGACAAGATTTAATCAATCAGTACGGGGAGGAGGGGGCGGATGAGGAGCTTTTTTGTATCCCTAATCAATCGGGGGGATGCTATTTGCCGAGGGTTTTGATCGAGCAGAATATGGCGGCTGATATTCCAGTTTTAAAATTTTCGGGGAAGGCTGATTTTGCTACTAATCCTCAAAGAGAGGGGATTACTCGCGATTGGATTGATTCTAGCCTGAATCCTGTTTTGTCTGGGCTTAATCCTCGCTACAAATCTAGCTATGGGCTTGATTTCGGTCGATCAGGGGATTTATCTTATTTGCTGGTGATGCAGGAGTGGCCTGATCTGGTGCGCCGATCAGCTTTTGCGATCGAGATGCGGAATATTCCTTTTGAGCAGCAAAGGCAGATTTTGTTTGCGGCTTGCGATCGCTTGCCTCGTTTGGTGGGGGGAGCGCATGATGCGCGTGGAAATGGGCAGTATTTAGCCGAGGTTGCCATGCAAAGGTACGGAAAACATCGCATAATTGAGGTTTTCCCGACTGCGAATTGGTATCTGGAGGCTTTTCCGAAATATAAGGCGGCTCATGAGGATAGAAAGATCGTACTGCCGAAATGCTCTGATTTGTTGGACGATCACCGCTTGGTGGTGATGGAGCGGGGAATTCCTCGGATTCCAGATAAACGGACTAAGGGGGCTGATGGCGGGCAAAGGCACGGAGATGGTGCGATTGCTGCTTGTTTGGCGTGGTTCGCCTCCCTGAATTGGGAGGCGAGCTTGCACGCTCAACCTAGTCAGGATTTTTCTTGTTGGTAAGAGCTAAACTACAAAAAAATCAGATTTTAGGGTTTATTTGAAGATGATTTTCTTTTAGTTTTAGGCGCTGGCCCTTTTGTAAGTTTATCGAGTTTTTTCATGACAGACTCTGACTCAGCAAGCATTCCTTTTAATTGTTCCTTGCTGTAATTATCAAAGTTGTCTTCGGTTTTAGGTTTAGCCGATTGTGATTTTGCTCTAGTTTTAGGTGCTGGCCCTTTTGTAGCTTTATCGAGTTTTTTCATGACAGGCTCTAACTCAGCAAGCATTCCTTGCAGTTGTTTTTCGCTGTAATTATCAAAGTTGTCACCTCCACCGCCACCACCGCCACCACCCCCACCAGAGGCTTTAGCATCGGACCGCTTCTCGGTGCGTACTTGTCGCGCCGTCTTCCCTTCGGGGTTGACCATGAATCCCTTCTTATTCTTTTTCCAGTCTTGCCCAGCCATAGATTTTCCTGCTAACTCCATCCTATTACTAACTATATTTGCTGGCAAAGGGGCGCAAAATCAGTGGCAAAATTTTGCCACTGATTTGTTTATAGCCGATTAGCTGAGTATGGAAATAAGCAGATGGGAAATATTGAATGGACAGGATTAAGCCTTATTACGGGGAGTTTTTTGTAAGCTGTGTGCCGCTTGAGATGGGGGGTAATTTTTGCTCCCATAATTGTAGTTATTGTTTTGCAAATTTGAATAATCGCCAGCGCCAGTTGGATGTGCTAAAAACGATAAGCTTGATCAAAAGCCGACATGACAGACAGGCTTTGGAGGCTCAATTGTTACGGCTGGGTTATCCGGTTTTGATTTCTAATAAAGTCGATCCTTTTAGTAAGTCTAATTACCGAGATATGTTGCCGATTATGGAGTTGCTGACGCAGGAGGGGATCGGGATTGCGATTCAAACTAGGGGCGGGTATGGCATTGATGAGGTGCTGAAATTTTTACCGCCTTCGGTTTGGTATGTGTCGATCACCCATGATCAGGAAGAAACTAGGCAATTAATTGAGCGGCAAGCTCCGGATATTGAGAGCCGATTTGAGTTAATTAAAAAGCTGAAGCAATATGGGCATCGGGTTGTGGTGGGGGCTAATCCTTTGAATCCGGATTGGATTCGATCGCCGGAGGTGTTTTTCAATCGATTGGCGGATTTGGGGGTGGAGGGGGTGTGGACTGAATTTTTGCACCTTTCCTACAAGCAGCGAGATGCCATGCTGCCCCGGGAGCGAACGGCTATGGGCGAGGCTTTGATTAAAAAATCAATGAAGCGTAATCTGCCAGCCGATTGGGAGGATTTTGGGGTGCGATGTGACGCGGCGATCAGTTTGTCGGGGATGGAGATTTATTCGATTGGGCAAGCGCGGCGATCAGATTTTTGGCGGCCTTTTCGGGAGTGTTACGAGCAGACTTTCCCGAATATGCAGGATTGGGTGAACCACTGCCATGATCAGGGGATTTCTCGGTTTGGTATTGAGGATTGGATGGATTTTTTCCGAGGGAAGCTGCCAGCCGAAGTGGATTCTAGCCAGCTTTACCATTACGTTGAATTTGGGGCGCAGCGACAGCAAACGGGGGTGATTATTCCGAAGGTTCGCCGATACGAGGAGCTTTTGCCTGTTTGCTGGCAAAATGAGAAGTTTCCACGGGCGAATCCAATCCGTTCTGCGGGCTTTTTGTATTTGGTGCGAGAAGTTTCGCCAGGGGAATTTGAGCCGATTTTAGAGTCGGGAATGCCTCGCTTTGGGTTTGTGCCAGATGGAACTAATTTTAAGTTTTTGCTGGAGGGTTAGTTCTATGGCAGGGCAAATTACAATGGATTTGTGATCACCCCTGCCTCTCCCTTTGATAAGGGGGGGATTAATATATGTATAACAACAGTCTTATCCCAAATAAAGCAGATTTAGCCGAGTATTTGCACGGGGATTTATCCTATGCTGAGGCTTTGGAAAATTGGCGATACTATATCGGGGATACTTTTAGGTTTTGGGTGGGTCCGCGTCCGCCAAAAGATCATGATAGGTATGTGGAGGCGCTCCGACGGCTTGAGGATGTCTTTCAATCTCATAACGTGATTGGGGAAGCGATCGATCATTATGTGGCGGCTTTGGTGGGGCAGCCTTTTAATTTTTATCTTTCGGCAGCCGATAAATTGGTGGAGGATTTATCTGACAAGGAAAAGAAGCAATTCGATCGAGAGGAAAAGATTCTCCAGGATTGGTGGGATTATCAAGGAGAGCTAGGAATTCAGTCGGGACGGGGAAAAGTCTTGGCTGCGGCGGTGACTCAAATGCTAGTGACGGGACGGGGATTTTTGCGGCTGTATGAGCCGAAACGACTGATAAATCAGCAGGAAAAACATAAAAAATATATTTTGCATTGCCCGGAACTAGGCACAATCTCTACGAAAAGGGATGATGATGATTTTTTGTACTATGCTTCTTATCAGGCTAAATCGGGATTGGAGGTTTACGAGTTGCTCGATAATGGCAAAACTAAGATCACTGACCCACAGGGGACTAGGGAGGTGGATATGGGGGGATTTTTGCCGATTTTTGAGTTTCGGGGCAAGGCTTTGATTACAAGATCGATTAAGCAGTGCCAAAATTCAATTAATAAGGCTCTTACTCTTAAGGATATTAACGTGGACGCCGCTGGGTTGGTGAGCAGGGTGATGCTTAATGCTCAAATGCCGGGAGAGTGGATTATGGATCCCACCCAGCCAAATGGCGAGAAATTTGTGCCAAGCGACAAGCCCCTTGCTTTTGGCCCCAATCAGGTGGTTTATGTGTCGGGGATGCCCATCGGGGATCCAAAGTCTCCGACTGGGTACACTAGCCCGCAATTGCTGACTGAGCAGCCGATTGATGTGGGCGTATTTGCTAATGGGTTGGGTATTTCTTATGAGGTATTCTGGTTGTCGATTGGACTGGCTCATAATTTGTCGGCGGGGGATGGATCGTTGAGCGGACGAAGCCGAGAGACGATTAAGGGAGATTTTACGGTTCGCTTGGAGGGGATTAGTGAAATTATTGAATCAGGAATTAGCTCGGTTTTTGAAGCTGTTAAAAGGTTTTTATTTCCTGAGAGTAATTGTAAAATCGTTTGTGAGTTAAACCTTTCTACTGGTAAGCCTTTGGCTGAAGAGCGATCACAGGCGATTGCTGAGTATCAATCAGGGTTGCGTAGCCGAACGAGTGCAATGATGTTGGTGGGGGTAAGCGATCCTGATGCGGAGGTGGAGTTGATTCAGCGAGAGCGGGAATCGGAAGTTGATAATTTAAGTAAGCTTTCGATGCGTGAAGATGTGCCTCAATAAGGTATTATGATTTGTAGAATGGGTAACACAAAGCCGATTCTACTGCTTGGTAATTTCCTTTTGGTCAAGAGCGCGGCGATGGCGAGAATCGTTGCGCTTTTTATTTTTCTTTTACCATCTAAAACTATGACAAGCCCTGAGCATTTACGATTAATTGAAAATTTAAATCGGACTTTGGCTGCGACGGAGACGCGAATAGCGGATCGCATCAATCGGGCTTTGGCGAGGGCTTTTCTGGAATTGGAGGAGGAGTTGCGCCGGAAGTATCCTGAGTATCAGGCGCAGGGGGGATTAGTGGCTTACCAGCGCAAGCTTTTGTTATTGGATCAGCTAAAGGAACTACTCAATCCGGCTTCTGGGCGAGATTTTCGGCAAGATTTTGAGGAGCTTTTGCGTTTAGCCGATGCGACGGGGATTGAGATGGGACAGCGATTAATGGAGATTTCTGGGGAGGATTTTATCAGGGCAACGGCGACGATTCCTCTTGATGCGCTGCGGTATGCGGCGGAAGAACAGACTAGGTATTTATCTCGATATGGAGATGAATTTGCTTCAAAGGCTTCTGCTGCGGTGGAGCAAGCCTTGATTCAGGGATGGGGGGTTGCCCGATTGTCAAAGGTTTTGCGCGATCAGCTTGAGGTAACGAAAAAACGAGCGGATATCATTGCCCGCACTGCTTCATTAAGTGCTTCTAATGCGGCGGCGGAGAATCTGTTTCGGGAGAATGGGGTGGAGTGGATTCAGTGGATGGCTACTATTGATAGCCGAGTTTGTCGGTATTGCTCGGCCAGAAATGGGAATATGTACGAATTGGGAGCGACGCGCCCACCGATTCATTTTCAGGATCGGTGTTTTATTGTGCCGGTAAAAAAGAAATTTTTTGAGAAGGGATTGATTAAGGAAGATTGGATCAGGGATCATCGAGCTAAAGGATTAGCCGAATTGGAAAAACAAGGTTTGCAACCAGATTATGGTGTTTCGCCTTTTGAGCGGGCATCGGGATTGGAATCTGCGCCTAAACCGGTTTGGAGACCTTAAAAAAGTGGCAAAATTTTGGCATTTTATTGATCAATATCTTTTTACGCACAATTTGCAATATTGGAAGTGATAGAATTTGTACAGTAAAGATAGCCGATGGATTAAGGAAAAATGAACAAAAATCAGTTAGTAGCACAACTGGCTCAATTTTTGAACAAGCCGAGGAAAGAATGCGGTGAGTTTTTGGAGGCGACTTTGTTATTACTCGAAAAAACTCTTGCCCAACGGGAGGATATCAGCATCAGGGGATTTGGAACTTTTAAGCTTAAGCACAGACCCTCAAGAGATGCACAAAATCCAGCAAGTGGAGAATGGCTCGTAACCCAGGAGAAATATATCCCTGTTTTTACTCCTGCGAAGAGTCTTGTCGCGAATTGTTCTTCTGGCTTAGAAGAGGGTTCGTCATCGGATGACGAGGATGAATAAATATCTGCTGTTCGCGTTTAGTTTTAGGAGGTAGAGATGAGTAATAAAGAATTTCCGACAAATATTGTGCTGACACTGGGGGCGACGGTTAAAGTGCCGACTCCTGTGGAACCTAGCGATGCGGTTCCGAAAAGCTACGCTGATAGCCTAGTTACTTCTGGGGTATCTGATGGGGATAAAGGGGAGATTGTTGTCTCTGGGGGTGGCACGATTTGGAGTATTGATAGTGGGGTTATTGGTACTGCTAAGTTAGCCAATCAATCCGTTACAGTCCCTAAAATCAGTGCTACTGGTACGGCCAGCAATACGACCTATTTAAGGGGTGATGGCTCTTGGGCTACGGTTCCTAGTGGAGGTGTCACCGATGGGGACAAGGGGGAGATCACTGTCTCTAGTAGTGGGACGGTGTGGAGTATTGATAGTGGGGTTATTGGTACTGCTAAGTTAGCCAATCAATCCGTTACAGTCCCTAAAATCAGTGCTACTGGTACGGCCAGCAATACGACCTATTTAAGGGGTGATGGCTCTTGGGCTACGGTTCCTAGTGGAGGTGTCACCGATGGGGACAAGGGGGAGATCACTGTCTCTAGTAGTGGGACGGTGTGGAGTATTGATAGTGGGGTTATTGGTACTGCTAAGTTAGCCGATAGTGCTGTTACCACGGCTAAGTTGGCTAATGGTTCTGTTACGCCCGCTAAAATCAGTGCTACTGGTACGGCCAGCAACACGACCTATTTAAGGGGTGATGGGGCGTGGGTTACGGTTTCTGGTGGGGTATCGGACGGGGATAAGGGGGAGATCACTGTCTCTAGTAGTGGGACGGTGTGGAGTATTGATAGTGGGGTTATTGGTACTGCTAAGTTAGCCGATAGTGCTGTTACCACGGCTAAGTTGGCTAATGGTTCTGTTACGCCCG